TCGGGATAAACTAGACCTTTTGATGGAAGGTCAACCATTTCAGTAGGTAAGTTAAAACTCATATATTTAATTTATAACGTTTGTCTAGTATAAATATTAATATAAAAAAGAGCTTGTCCGAAGGCAAGCTCTCTTTACAAAAATATGTAAACTTTTTTAGAAGTTTAATACGCAATAGTCTGGTTGTACAGTCATTGAGATTTCTACTGCTTCGTCTACAGTATCCCAGCTGTAATCTCCAAAGCTAAGATCAGTGATTAAAGCACCCATGATTACCCATTCAGAAACGATATCACCTACAGGACCTAAAACTCTAAATGTTAAATCCTTTTTGTAGAAATCAGAATAACCATCACGGCCTGTTACTGATTCGTGGTGTAATCTTAACCATTCCATAGTTGCTTGAGCGCCTGATGGTGTGATTGGGTCAAATAGTGTTAAATCGATAGTTCCCCAAGTAGTTTTGCCTTTAACAAAACGTTGGATGTTGATATGATTCAATTCAACTGTACCTTGAGTTAAACTAACACCTGATACACCCTTTACCATGTAGGTTGGAAAACCATCCATATACATAGCAAATCTATTAGGCTGTTTTGGCTCAAACGCCGTGAAGAATATTTCTGATGATGATAATACTGCCATTGTGTGCTATTTATTTATTATAAATATTTAATCTTCTAATTTTTATGCTGGGAACGTTGCACCTGTTGGTAATACGTTGAAATCGAGGATAATAAATTCAGCTGTTTTAGTTGGTTGTAAGTAAATCTGACCTACTAACTGATTTCTATCGATTACGTCTGGTGTATTGTTCGAATCATCCATTACTACTTTAAACGCGTATAAACCTTGTTGTTGTTGAACGCTTTGTAAATATGGATTTACTTGTGCTAAGAAGTTTGTTCTTGTAGCAATTGTATTTTGTTCAAACACTAAGTTTTGAGATACTTGAGAAATGTAGTTCTTTAATTGGATTAATAATCTACGAACATTTACTCTATCTAATGCACTTGCTCTCTTCTGTAACGTTTTCTGTCCGTATACTACTGGACCTGAAATGTTAGGGAATGAAGCGATTGGGTTTACATTAGCTTCGTATAAAGTATCTCTGTTAGCTTGAGATAATTTTCTTTCAGCTTGAATTGCTGTTGGAATACCACCTCTGTTAATACCTGCTGGGGCAAACCATGGGGCTGAAGTAGCGTCGGTTTGAGCAAATACACCACCCATTAATGTTGAAGCAGGTACCCAAACATTCTTATTAAGGTTTTGATCTTGAGTTCTTAACCAAGGCCAGTACATAGCAGCGTATGAAGTATCTCTACCACCTGCTTCATTAAGTACTCCTTGAATAGTAGATCCATAAGCAGTAGGATCAATTACTACTAAATTGTCACCTCTTTGTTGAGCATTATCAATAGCAGTGCTAATTTGAGCTCCGTGAGTAGCATCTGTTAAACCAGGTACTAATAATAAGTTGTACGAATACTCATCTTGGTTAGCTAATAAGAGTAACATTTGGTTGTAATCTGTACCAAGTAAGCCTTGTGAATCAGCTGAGTTGATATTTTCATACATGTTCATAGCTCTTCCTGATGGGATAACACTACCTACAGCACCACCAAATGCACCACCTTCTGAACCTGAACCTACTACTGGAATAGATCCTGTATATTGGTCTTTGGCTGTACCGTTGTTATCGAAATAACCAGGTGTTTGGTAGTTTACTGATTTTACTCTTACGTATCTTGAAGCGTTTGGATAATCACCAAATACTTTAATATAATTTTCAGTAGCATCGTAGTCGTAGTACTGATCACCGATTACTTTAGAGATATAGTTATCGGCTTTAGGGTCAAGTGATAAGTTATTCCAAGTTTCTAATGCAATTTTAGAATATTGATTATCATTACCTCCTCTAATAATTAATGAGAAAGTACCTGATGAAGTGTTTGCAGTAGCAATTTCCCATCTAATGTTATTAGAAGTACCTAAGGCTAATGAGTTATTAGATAAAATTGAACCTGAGTTGTTCCAAATTTCACCTTGTGAAATTGCTTCTAAAGTAAAGGCTGAATTTGATGTGCCGTCAGATCCACCTGACCATGTAGCTCCTAAGTCACCCATTTGAGAAAGAGAGTAATTATAGAAGTTTGGACCACTAGCGCTATAGAATGTAATATATTCAGCATCTTGAGGAAGTGATAATTGAGCTGATCCTGTAAGAGCTAAGATATCATCACCCGCTATATAAGAAGCAGATAAATAAGTTGGTAAATAATCGTTAATAGCTTTTTCAACGTTAGCTCCCCATGTATCAACGTTGAATTGGGCAGCACCCATACCTACATATAAAGTGTT